CCTGAGCGCAAAGGCTCCTGTATGACCATCCCAGGGTCAATCCGCCGATTGTTGAGCCTGTCGATAACTGTCTGATTACTGATATAGGCTTCCCACGCTAAGTCGCCCATGACGACATCGGTCATACGCTGGCCACCATTGCGGGCAATTTTTTTAGCCTCATTGTCCAGGTCCCGAAACGGGTCAGTACCGGCAGCTCCCCAGCCTCCAGCCTGTCCACCCTCCAATGCAGCCGGGTCATCAACGATATGCTCTGCGTCTTGCAGAAAATCGAGGGTAAAGTTAAACCCCTCACCCACGATCGGCACTTTAAACTCCGTCAATGCACGTGCTGCCATCCACTCCAAACGCCGTGTCAGCTGCTCATCGGTATCCTGCAAGTCCTCCACAAGGAGGTCTGCGGCTCGTTGCTGAATAGACCGATCCGCAAATGGGTTCTCGCCTGGAGCAGTCTTGATAAGCTCGGCTGCTTGACTCAGCCGTAGCATTTTTACATATGCCGGCTTGATAGCTCTTTGGTCATATCCGTCCCGCCCCTGGTTTGCTCCCTTAACCAAGGGATGAATAAACGGCGCAAGCCGACGTTTTTTCTTGATCACATCAAAGGAAATAAACTCGCTGTTAGAGCGTAGCTCAGTGGGAAAAAACAGGTCAAGTAGCATGGACGATGGAGGCGTCAAAACTCGCACCACCTCCAGCATGTTTCGCGTATCAAAGATACCATAATTTATAGCCGCCATTCTGACAACCTCCTATCTCAATCTATATAGACAGCGCAGCCTAGACAGTCTGTGCAATTTGCTTGGCTCCAAACCTCATGTTGTACGCCAGCAATGCCGACGCAAAACCGGCCGACCAGCCCACAAGAGCACCCGTGTTAAAATGCCCCTCCTTGTAAGCGACCGTGACGACATTGCCAGCTGCAACGACAGCTGCGGTCAGTGGCTCGGCCAAGATCCGGACAGGCAAGCCCTCCGGGATAATAGGCGGAGTCGGTAAGGCTGGCGTCCGGTGTTTGTAGCCTGCTTTTAAGTCATTAGTCGCGCCGCCCGCCACAGCATTGAGGATAGCCCGGCCTTTCCCAGAATTGTAGTCAATCGTGAATTGCCCGTCTGCGCCTTCCCCCCGTCCCAGACCATTGTCGGTTCCAAGATCTTGCAGCACGGTAGCATCTCCGTCCGCAGTAACACCCAAACTGACTGTGCCAGGCACCGGCGGAAACGCAAGCATAAAGTTAAACTCCAGCAAAGTCGTCCCAATGGCATTGCTCACGACTTCGCCAGTCGCGTCAAGCGCTACCGTCGTCTCAGTGCTTGATAGAGGATGCCACAGCCCCGTCTCTGGATCTTTGTTGAGCATGCGCCCACGGACATGCGTCAACTCAGTAGCGCTAACGTCCTGCGCAATGGTTATTTCTTCTGTCTGCTGATCTTCGAGCCTCAGCAGCAATTCATCATAGACAAAAGCCGCGCTGTCGAAACCTGCCGGCTGTAAATTCCCAATTGACATATCACACCTCCCACTGATTGCAATTTTAAGACACTAGCTAGCAATGCCTATTGTCCGGCCCGCTCCATATCATGAGACACAGCCTGCGTACGCACCGTACGCCGATCGCCTGTGATAGAATTGTTCCGCGCTTGCTGCATAGCCTGGTTTGCCCGTGCGGCTGAGTCTAACATAGCCTGTAAGATCGGATCTCTTTGCTGCTGACTGGTATCTGCGCTACCGCTAGCCGGTTTGAGCCCCTCACCTAAAAACCTCTGCAAGCCAAGACTGAGACCCGCTCCGTAAAATTGCCCCGAAGAGACACGCTCTTGGGGCTCTTGGCCTTGCTCAGGCCCAGGCTCCTGCTGTACGGCCTGCGCAGCCTGCGGCGCAGGCGGCTCCTGCTGTACGGCTTGCGCAGCCTGCGACGCAGGCGGCTCCTGCTGTACGGCTTGCGCAGCCTGCGGTGCAGAGCTTGGCGCAACTGCCTGCTGAGCAGGCGCTATTGCAGGCTTCTCTTTCAGGATTTGCAAAAATCGTGCATTTGCCTGTTCGACAGAGCACGGATTGATAAAGGCCATATCCTGCGCCTCTGCCTCACACCCAGCCGGCGCATTGCCCAAGATTGTGGCAATGCGCAAACGCTCTGTCTCTGCTGTGTCTGGCGTTGACTGGCTGGCCCCTACTGGCGTCGGCTGACTGACCTGCTGTCCCCCATCATTTGCCTGACCACCAGGCATGGAGCCTGCCCCTATCCCTGGCACTACTTGACCTAATCTCATAACTGCCTCCCTCTCTGGCCTATCCCTATCGGGCTCCTGCTCTTCTAGCGGAGCATCGAAAACAGAGATAGTTGCGTTACGAACCAAGCTTATATACTGGTCCAAGTCCAACACTGAGCCCACGTCATCAATGAGACCAACGCTCACAGCCTGCTCGCCGATATAGTCGCCCGCTTGCGCTATCTGGTCTGACTGCGTGTCCGTCAACTCACGATAGCCCACGACATCAGACACAAAAATATTGCCGAGATGGGAAACAAGCCCCTGCAAGTATGTCCGCCCAGCATCAGTCAAAGGTTGATACGTTGAAGCAATTCGTTTGAGTTCCCCCGATGTAATTTCCGTTCTCCGAACCCCAACCTGCTCTAGCATGCCCGACATGTCTGTGTGCTCGACTACAACGCCTGTGGACCCAGTTAACGTGGTTGGTGTGACGACAACAAGCGAGCTAGCTGAAGCCAGCCAATATGCGGCTGATGCCATAATGCCGTCACCAAAAGTTAGAACAGGCTTAACCCGTGAGGCTGCGTCAATTACCATTGCCGTCTCTTGCGCTCCAGCCACCATCCCACCAGGACTGGTTGACAGCATAGCAAGAGCTTCGACATCAGGGGATTCTACCGACGCTATTACCTGCTCCTGTATCCACTTATAGCCCGTTGCAAAAGGCCAACTAGCGTAGCCATTGAACAGAATCCCACGTATCAAAATGAACGCTACGCCATTGTGGACAAGCAGCTCCACGGGGCTGTCATCAACAGTCATATTCAGGATAGCGTCCGGTCTGATTGAAGCTTCCCCATTGGGCAAAATCTGAAAGAAGTCGGCATGCTGCCCTAGCCAATCTGGATGTATTGCCCACATATCAATCATTCGCGCTATGCTCTGTTGCTGCATGTAGCCCCCTTTATACGGCGTAAAAGCTCCAAGCTCTGCCCCTATGCCCCTTCCTCAAGAACCAGGTAGAAAATGTCTGTTCCAGGATTATTACTTGCTGCCCAGTAAGCCGCATTTGTAGGAGGCGCAGCGAGCTTCTGCAAAGTCAGCTTCTTTGGCGTTGTATCGTCTGCTGGAGCTGTGTCAGTGACAGCTGTTGCAATGAGTTCAACCTGCCCCACATTGCCCAGATGCATAGGACGTAGGACCCCCGACCCGGCTGCTTCTGGATAAATCCGCATAGTATTGGCTATGCCCTTCCAGTCAAGAACAAGCCGCTCATAATTGCTTGCATCTGTCCTTGTGTTATAGACGTGTAGGCCGTGACTGGTAGCGCCGTTGTAAAACTCTACGATACCTGCGGCACTGCCTCTATAAATCCGAGTATCCGTATTGCTGATTGCCTGATTAGCAGAGGGGGTCCATCCAAGATACTCAGCCGGCTGCATGCCAATACCAGTGTTCCTATGCCAGGCAGGCCCATTGTTCCGGCCGAGGGTCAGCTGTGTTTGACCACCACTAATAACAGCAGATAGCCGATCAACACCATTGATCTGAAAGTGTAGCGCCGCATTGGCCGGTCGCATGCCAGTAGTCGGAAAATTGAGAAACGAAACTGGTGGCGTCGCCTCGGCACCATCCGGAAAGTAGAACTGCTTACCGACCATTGAGATATCACGCAACGTCCCGGTTCCGGCTGCTTGCGCCCCAAAAGTATACGTTCCAGCTGCCGTCAAGGCGACCAGGCGCGCATAGTTTGAGCCATCAGTATACGTCTCGTATATCTCTAGGCCCTGGACGGGTTGCGGAGTATCGGGACTGGCTAGTGAGAGTATGCCCGCAGCCCTGGACCACAGCACGCTGTCGCGTTTAAACGCCGCAAACCCCCAGGAGAAGCCGACTGTCTGTAATCCAGACGTTGAGAGATGCATACCGTTTGTGTGCCACTCCGTGTTTGCAACACCCCCATCAAAAGTCTGACGAATATGGCTTATCTTTGATCCCCCCGCCTCAAACGTCCAGTTTGCCCCACTTTCCCCATGCAGGATCATACTTTGCCCTGATTGCGCATAGATTCCAATGTCTGAATTACCAAACTGCAAGGCCGGATCATCCCGTGTCCCCAAGGGAAGCGTGATAGGATTACTAACAGCCCCACCATCAAAAAAAGAAACAGGAACGCCGCTCAGAAAACTGTTCAATGTGATACTCATGACCCCCCCCCTTTACGTAGGACAACTAGCTATTTTGCGTCCGGCTTGAAATATCAACCGCCTTGCCAAGAATACGCCTTTCAGGAGCAAGGCTTGCAGGCTGATTCTTGTGTGCCTCTGCCTGCTTGCGCATAGCAACATCTGGGATAGTCGGATATGACACAACAAGGCTTGCTATAAGGTAGCCTATCGAACTGATTTCTTGGCTGATAGTCTCTAGCTGCGCTCCAATGTCGTCATGCTGCCTACGCAGTACATCCTGTGCGTTCAGTAGGTTATTTTTTTTGTCGATAGACTGCATGACCAGATCTAAGATCTTTTTTGGGATTTCCTGACTTGCTTCCTCGCTCATACGGATCTCCTTGTTACATGTTTCTGCATTGCTGCTGCGCTACATCGCTGCAATGACACAGCGTACCACTCCCCCCGCTGGCGAGGTGACAACTGCCTCTGTTACCCGTAGCCCTATCCCGTACACGCCATGTGCGGGCACTTGTAGCGTTCTGACCGCGCCGCCTGCACCAGCTGACAGCACTTGCTCAGGCTCCTGCCCAAAGAGATCCCAATCCCCAGCAAAGTCTTGCTCAGGCGCGACAATAAGCTGCACCTTGCCTTGTGTCATGCCCTCCGGATAAACGACATACAGCATGGCAAGCTCAAACGCTCCTGCCAAGTTTTTCTTGCTACTGGCAACGTCTCCCGTGTTCACAAGATTATCGACATCAAGCCTGAATACAGGCTTGCCGTTGTTAAGCTTTACTTCCTTCATAATAGCCCCCTAGTCCGTCAGCAACAGTGCTTGCAAGAGAGGATCGCTGGCTGTGCTCCCATCGGCCACTATCCCGACATCGTCGGCTGCGTCCAATTGCTTTTTTATTTCTCGTACCCGTTGACTGTGCACCTCTTCCCAATCCCGGCCTGTCAACTCAGCTGTCTCCTGCGTCAAGTTTGACACCGTCAGCTTGACTCTTTCACGGGCAGCTATGATCTCCTTTACAGGATCAATCATACCCATAGACGGACCATTCCAGAGACAACGCAGCCACGCTCTTTGTCTACGTACGTCGGTCAGAAACCCAGGCAAGATAAGTCTTCCCATTAAGACGGCTTCCCATATGATAGTTTCAAAAATGGGCTGACAAAAATTCAGGATAAAATTTTTGCGCAGCCGCCTGAACCGTTTCCACGCGTCCAGGATCGCAGCACGACTGGCCGAAAAAGAGCTGACGTAATTATGCAAATACACCTCTTTCGGTATGCCTATACCTGCGCCCATCAATGTTGACAACGAGTCCATAAAGGGCGCAAAGTTTATGTTCGGGGCTGTGGGCTGTGCATGCTCAATTTCCTGCCCGTTAAACAAAGGTATCACGTTCCCGAACCCCATTTTTGCCTTTGGGAAACCATCCTTTTCTAAGTCGCGCATACCCGGCATATGCTCGGCCAGCATCGACAAAATAGGGTTTGTGTCCACCGTTGGCGACTTCACAAAAACCGTGAACATGTTTGCAATGATTCCCGATGCAATTGTTGCTCGCTTCATTACAGAGGCGTCCTGCAAGTCAGTCAGGATTGAGGTGAGATACGGCGTCCCTCTCGTTTGCTCCAGCCGCATATTGCTTGTTGAGCTGTACAACAACCAAGCCAGCCGCCTTCCGGTTTGCTCCCCATATGCCTCTAGGCGCGTCCACTGATTGCGTGGCGCGCCGCGTCCATCTCCAGGGTGTGCATCAAGGACATGATAGGCAGACGGCGCTCCAACGTCATCTTTTTCCACCCCCTGGACCATCCGATAGCTGTCCGGCTGGGAGTTCGGATTAGTTACACGCTCTGTCTCAAGTACCTGTATTTTAGTCAGAAAAGGACTGCCTGGTCTGCGCAAGATCGGCAAGGACACAAGCAGGTCACCATCAACATTGACGTTTTGATACACGACCTGCTGCTTCTCCTCAAAGCACTGACGCCGCTGTATATCGCTCTCAACTGAGTTTGCGAAAAGCTCCCATTCATTGCGTATTGCCGCGTTTGCCTGCTTCGTCTCGTCTTCGTCCAGGCCAAGGATAGCAGCATTGACGCTAGGAGTTGCCGTCAAGCCAGTGCCGACGACATTGTCACAAAGCGTGCCATATGCGCCACTTGCGAGCGAATTGTTTTTATTCAGATCGCGCGACCGAGACACCAAGGTCATACGTTCTGGACTCAACTCGGCATCACTTGAGGTCAGGTACGAAAACCAGGACTGTCCTGTAAAACTTGTATGGGAAGCGCCCTGGAAGGCTTCCATCGCCTGCTGGAATAATCCGGCTGACTGCGCCGCGTTTGGCATCCACGGCTTACCGCTAGCGTCCAAGACTGACGTTTTATATATGGGATTCACACAACCCCTTTCGGCTGATACCCGGTGCTGCTCAGGAGGCTAAGCCGGATACAGCACCGAGTAATTGTGGGCTCAGCACCGTGAAAACCACACCACCCCAGCCCACAACATGTTAGAAATTGTTAGTGCCGAACGAGTACCCTTGTGGGTTGTCCTATTGTGAGATTGCCAGACGACGCGTTGATAGTGTCGAGCGCCTGGATTAAGTAACTCTCATGCGCTCTAAGATCGGTGAGACGGGCAAGGCTAGGTCGGACATTTTGCCGGCCCTGCTCTGTAAATGACTGCTCTCTTTGTGTCGCAAGCGCAAGCATAGCAGCTCGGACAGCAGACAACTCTGAGAGTATCTCCTGTTTGCTGCGCCTGCCCTCTAGTAATACAGCCATATCCCCCCAATACAATAAAGAGCCACAAGATGCAAGCGTAGACCAAAAAAAACCCACACTGTTTTTTAGGCAGTGTGGGCTGACACAGGACAAACGCGGATAAGGAAGGAAACCAACACCAGCTTTATAAACACACACGTCCCGTTTGTCAAGCTTTTATTGCAGAGTAAGATTTGCCTGCCCATGCCCAGAAAACATGTCTTCGATCTTGTCCCAGGGTAACCAGTCAATGCCAAGCATAACCGCAGCTGCGTATGCATACACTGCGCAGTCAAGCACCTCATTGCGAGGGTAGACCTTATGCCATCTCATCTGAGGGTATCCGTGGATATATGTTCTGACCATCTGCTCTGCGGTCAGCTGCTGATAAAAGTCATCATCAAGATCTCCCGCATAGTGCATATAACGTGGCCCAGGCTG